TTCAAACCAACGGAGTTAGCAGGTACCGCCAAACGGTTAAGCACATAAATCGTAAACACTCCGTTGCTAAAACTGCTAGGGATGTTGGCAGAATTATAACCCGGTGTAAATTCAGGTCTACCGAAATTCCTGGTAATAAGATCAAAGGCGCTATCAGATTCACCAGTAGAAGAAACTGGTATAGGTACCAATGGTAAATAAGGTGCCTGCTGCATGTACCCGACATCAAAAGTGAAATCGCGGCCTGCATCACCACCAATGTCCACCGTACGACTATACTGGACATTCATCAAATCCTCAGGGTAAAGATTCACATTGTTGGTCATCAAATAATCGGCAACTGGATCATAAACTATCCTAATACGGCCCCTATGCATATTCGAGGCAACAATCTGCAACCTATATCGCATGGTACCCCTCCAATACCCAAAAGGCATAGCTGAATAGGCACTGGGAGAAGGTATAGCAGTAAGCGGACCTCGGGCCCCCTCAATAAGTGGATCAGTTCGCTGATACCGAAAATACTGAGGTGTAACCCGTGCAGACCATAAAGGTGTTTCAGCAGGGGCACTGACTGGCCAAATAAAACTATCTAACCAAGCTTCCCTCATGGCCAAAGTCTTGATTGCGTCCTCATTGGAATCTTGAATACCAACTGTATTTGAAGCAGTGTTGAGTAGAGAAGAACCAACTTCCAATCTATCAATGACACCATCGGCTCCTGGTGTAGATAAATCGCCGAGAAAATCGGGAAGATACTCCGTTCTACCTTTTGCCTGAAAAGTTCGATTCGCGACATCGATATCAAGACCTTGCACCGCAGAAGTAGGAAGACTCAATTTAACGTCTTCAGCCCACAAAAACACCTGGATAGTGACAGGATCTGTCGCACCATTGGCATGTTTCAACTCAGCCATACTACTGGAGTGGACAACGCCAGCATGCGTGTAAGTGGCACCATATGGCCCCAAACCAGGTGTAGGCATGGGACCACCAACATGGGCTGTACCGGGAAAGCCGGATCCACTGCTCGCAACAAATTTGGATTCGACCTCACTAGGGCAAGCAACCCAGTCCCTCTGGGGTATTCGAAACCAATTCGCTCCCCAGAAGAACGGGAAAACCATCTCACCACCCATAGACTGTCCAGGATCAATAAAAATCTTGGGCCATTGGGATTGGATGACTTTGCAAACCTCCTCGGAATCGGATAAAGGTAAAATGTCACCACCACCGGTGCCATAAGCATAACCAAATTCTCCATAAGGATCCAAGGTGTT